AGATTATGAAAAGAAACCGACCAAGGCACTTGAGAAAGAAATTTCAAGGTGTAACAATATTCAGATGGCTAAAAAGATTCAACTGAATAGTGCCTATGGTGCTATCGGTAATCAATACTTTCGGTATTATATGTTAGCGAATGCCGAAGCTATTACTCTTGGTGGTCAGTTCTCTATTCGTTGGATAGAGAATAGAATGAATCGCTACATGAACAAAGTACTAAAAACGGAGAACAAAGATTATGTTATTGCATCTGACACCGATTCTATTTACTTGCATCTTGGTCCTTTGGTTCAAGTCATATTCAAGGATAGAGAGAAGAATGTTGAGAGCATTGTGTCGTTCCTTGATAAGATCTGTGAAGTGGAATTTGAAAAGTATATTTCGAGTTCTTATGAAGCGTTGGCCAAGTACGTAAATGCTTACGATCAGAAGATGTTTATGAAGCGTGAGACTATTGCTGAACGTGGTATATGGACTGCCAAGAAAAGATATATGTTGAATGCTTGGGATATAGAAGGAGTTAGATTTGCTGAACCCAAACTAAAGATGATGGGTATTGAAGCAGTCAAGTCATCTACACCTGCACCATGTAGGAAGATGATCAAAGATGCTATCAGTATTATTATGAATGAGTCTGAGGATAATGTTCAAAAATATATTATGAAGATGAGATCTAATTTTCATAATATGGATCCTGCTGAGATTGCTTTTCCCAGAACATGTAACAATGTTGAGAAGTATAGTAATAGACTATCAATCTATTCTAAGGGTACTCCCATGCACGTAAGAGGTTCCTTATTATTCAATCATTATTTAAAGCAGAAAAACTTGGAGGGTAAATATAATGTAATCAACAACGGTGAAAAGATAAAGTTCTGTTACCTCAAGAATCCTAATCCGATTCATGAAAATGTGATCTCATTCATTAGTGAGTTCCCAAAAGAGTTTGGTCTGTCACAGTATATCGATTACGATTTGCAGTTTGAAAAATCCTTCATTGAACCATTGAAGGCTATACTAGATTCAATAGGGTGGTCTGTAGAAAAAACAGCAACTCTGGAATCTTTCTTTGTTTAGTGCTATAATGTAAACGTTATCTATTTTTTATGGATTTACCAATCAACGATAAAGACTTGGCAACAATTCTCAAGTCACTCACACTTGGAGGTGACACATCACTGTATAACAGATTAAAAATTGTAAAGGAAGTACGGGATGATAATCCTGGTGGTCCTTACAAAAAGATAATTAGAGAAAAGTATGGCATGGTAATCTAATGAGAGAACAACTTATCAAAGCACTCTTGGCACATGCTCAAGGGGATATACAAAAACACTTAGCAAACGTGGAGGTTTATCTTTCTAACCCTGCTGGTATTGGAGAACACTCTGATATAACAGAAGCAATTGAAACTGAACTGAATATCATCGCTAAGTATAAAGATCAAATCGACGTTATCAACAAGTATCTAAAATGATTTTTCTATCAAGACCATCAGTGTATAATTTACCTGGTACATGGGAGAAACAACCTGATGCTATAGTTCCTCATCTAAATCTTACTCCTGATCAAGGATTTATTTTATTCTTTGGTTTGATTGTTCTATCTTTGGTGGTGTACGGTATCTACCTGACCTTTGGAGCAGGTAAGAAGAACCTAAGAGATCAAATAGATGAACATTCTAAGATGCATGAATTGGGTATAGCACATGGGCATGGTGGTAATAAAGATGCCTATGAGATGTCTGGTAAACTTGAACACAAACATAATGATCTTTGAAAAATTGAGTCTTGTTACTGGTGGGTTTGATCCCATCCATTCAGGACATCTTCGTTATTTTGAACAAGCAAAGGTTGAGTCAGACTATCTCGTTGTGGGATTGAATGGTGATCCTTGGCTCAAGAGAAAGAAAGGACAGTACTTTCAATCTTGGACTGAAAGAGCAGACATACTTCGCCATCTAAACATGGTGGATGCTGTTATATCTTGGGATGATTCAGATGATTCTGCCTGTGGTGCTATAGAAAAGTGTTTGGAAATATCTGATCAGGTAGTATTTTGTAATGGTGGTGATAGACACAATGAAAATACTCCTGAGTATGATAGATTTGTTGATGATGATAGAGTTATCTTTAGGTGGGCAGTTGGTGGTTTATCAAAAATAAACAGTAGTTCTTGGATACTACACAATTATTTTGAACGTCAACGTAAATTATTAGGTATTTGAATGGACTTTTTAAAAGACATAGTAAAAGAAATTGGGTCAGACTACGCACAAATCGCATCCGATAAAGAGACTAGCGAAGCATTTATCAACACGGGATCACTTATCTTTAATGGATTGGTTAGCGGCTCCATTAGTGGTGGGGTATCTAGCAATCGTATTACTGCCATCGCTGGTGAAACTTCTACTGGTAAAACTTACTTCGCCCTCGCAGTTGTCAAGAATTTCTTGGACGATAATCCTGATGCTTATGCTCTGTACTTCGATACTGAATCTGCTATCAATAAAGAACTTTTAGAGTCTCGTGGAATAGATACTAAAAGAGTTGCTATTGTAGAAGTTGTTACTATTGAAGGTTTTCGTGGTACGGCATTGAAAGCAATTGATATGTATTTGAAAACCCCTATAGATGATCGCAAACCTTGTATGTTTGTGCTAGACTCTTTAGGTATGCTTTCTACAGAGAAAGAAATACGAGATGCACTAGATGATAAACTAGTAAGAGACATGACAAAATCTCAACTAGTCAAAGGTGCATTTAGAATGTTAACCCTAAAACTTGGTCAAGCAAATGTCCCACTCATTGTCACAAACCATACGTACGATGTCATCGGAGCTTACGTACCAACTAAAGAAATGGGAGGAGGTTCGGGACTCAAGTATGCAGCGAGTACAATCATTTATCTCAGCAAATCAAAAGAGAAAGATGGCAAAGAAGTCATCGGAAACATTATCAAAGCTAAGACAGTCAAGTCACGTTTGAGTAAAGAGAACAAGCAGGTTGAGATACGTTTATTCTATGATGAACGTGGTCTTGATAAGTATTATGGTCTCTTAGAATTAGGAGAGATAGGAGGGTTGTGGAAGAATGTTGCTGGTAGATATGAAATCAATGGTAAAAAAGTATATGCTAAAGCAGTGTACAAAGAACCAGAGAAATATTTTACTCCTGAAGTTATGCAAGCTCTAGATGAGATAGCACAAAAGGAATTTAGTTATGGTAACTAGCACATCACTACCACTGTTTCCCATACCAGTATGCTTATACAATTATGGTGAAGACAATCATGAGTTGAATGTTGATTTAGTTACTGATACTATCAGTGAGATGAATAAAGATCGTGAAGGTCATCAACGTAGTAATTTTGGTGGATGGCATAGTAAAGGAGATCTTGAAATAAGATATGCAAGTTTCAATGTATTGAAAAATAAAATACAGGAGTCTTGTGATGACTATTGTGATAGGTATGGTTTTCAAAAAGGATTACAGATAGGTAAATTGTGGTCTAATATGAATTACACTGGTGACATGAATGTTGGTCACCACCACACTAATAGTGCTTTGACTGGTGTTTACTATCCAGTAAAATATATCGTTGACAATACATGTGAGTTCAATTATAGTGAAGGCAATCCTCTTCAACCAGGTATATGGGATGGTAGTAGAGGAGGATCTATCTACTTTCAAGATCCTAACTACGGTCTAAAATTTCCTAGACTTAGAAAAATAAAAAAACCAACTGCATATAATCTTGATGCATACTACACATATCCTATCTCTGGATTGTTGATAGTGTTCCCATCATATCTTATTCATACAGTTACACCATTCAAAGAAAATTTACAAAGGCTAAGTATTTCCTTCACCGCTAATTATGGAACGAGTTGAGACAACTATTCTCAATAATTTATTATTCAATGAGGAGTATACTAGAAAGGTTTTACCTTTTTTACGTCCTGAATATTTTGAGGAAAAATGTGACACATTAGTCTTTGAACAGATTTCTTCTTTTCTAACTCAGTATGATAAACTTCCTACAAAAGAAGTTTTGAATATTGAACTTCAGAAGAGAGTAGATCTATCTCAAGATGAATATTCATTAGTAACTAGACTAGTAGAATCTCTAGTACCAACAGAGTCTGATCGTACATGGGTTCTTGATACTACTGAATCGTGGTGTAAAGAACGTGCTATCTACTTAGCACTCATGGAGTCTATCAAAATTGCTGATGGACAGGATGAAAAGAAAAGTCCCGATGCTATTCCTAGTATATTATCTGATGCTCTTTCAGTAGGTTTCGATCAACACGTTGGACATGACTACATCAATGATTCAAAGGATCGCTTTGAGTATTATCACAAAGTCGAAAATAAAACACCCTTTGATCTTGAATACTTTAATAAGATTACTTCGGGTGGACTGTCTGACAAGACACTTAATATCGCTCTCGCTGGCACGGGTGTGGGTAAGAGTCTCTTTATGTGCCATGTCGCTGCAAGCGTTCTCCTCCAAGGAAAGAACGTTCTATACATCACACTTGAGATGGCAGAGGAAAAGATTGCGGAAAGAATCGACGCAAACTTACTTAATGTTAACATCCAAGATATATCGGAGATCCCTAAGTCTTCATTCACCAAGAAAATTGACAAACTTGCAGCAAAAACCTCTGGGAAACTAATCATCAAGGAGTATCCTACAGCGTCAGCACATTGTGGACATTTCAAAGCGTTGTTACAAGAACTTAAGTTGAAGAAATCATTTGAACCTGATATAATATTCATAGATTATCTAAACATCTGTGGTTCATCACGTTATAGAACTGCAGTAAACGTAAATTCGTATTCTTATGTCAAGGCAATTGCTGAAGAACTTAGAGGATTGGCAGTCGAAGCAACTGTACCAATTGTCTCAGCTACGCAAACTACTAGGTCTGGTTTTGCTAGTTCAGACCCTAATCTTACTGACACATCTGAATCTTTTGGTCTCCCTGCTACTGCTGATCTTATGTTCGCTCTTATTAGTACGGAGGATATGGAGAAACTTAATCAAATAATGGTAAAGCAATTGAAGAATAGGTACAATGATCCTACAATGAACAAGAGATTTGTTGTTGGTATTGATCGTGCCAAGATGAGATTGTATGATGTAGAACAATCAGCACAAGATGATATAGTTGACGATACAGATATAGTAGAGTATAATAAATCCGAGGAATCCAAAGCAAAATTTAATGACTTCAAGTTTTGATAAGTATACACAATTTGTAAACTCAGTTACCAGCACACCATCTAAGGATGCTGATGCGTTTGTTTATCGTTTACAAGAACTAGGTGGTGACGTAGCAATACAGC